CCCGATATAGACATAGATGATATTAAGTTTTCCGGCGCTGATAGCATTGGCGGCTACAATTGGAGTTTTAACACTGGACAGGAAGATGTGCTATTAATATGCAACATGATCAAGAAGATCAAAAAACGTACTAAAATTGTAGATTGTGCTGACAATAAAACGCGCACAGAGAAAGAATATAAAGCATTTGTAGAAGAATGGTACAAGTCAGGTAAGACGGAACAGGTACCTGCAATAGTGAATAGCCGATGGACTAATCTAGAGACAGTTTGCCAGTATGTATTCATCGAGAACAAAGTGCTTGAGTATCGAGTTACTGATTATAACAACTTAAATATCATCTTTGCTGATGGTGACTCAATTGATCTTTATGAAAACGGCAAAGGTTCAGTAAAAGAATTCAATAGACCATTTGTCTATAACACTAAAGGCGCTCAGCAATTAAAGAATCTTGGACTGCAAGCTCTAGCTAACTATCTTGAGTCTATCTGTCAGCACAAATTCATTGTAATGAAGGAAGCTATACCAGAGGAAGCGGAATATGTACGTGCTCTGACGGAGACACAAAAGAGCAATGTTATTGTCGTCAATAGTATGATGGACAATGACCCCAACAAGATGATACCTAACCCCATTATTCCCTTGCAGCCCCAATCATGTCCTCCTGAAGTTTCTCAAACTATAGGGATGGCGGATCAAATTATCCAAAATGAGTTAGGTTCATTTGATGCGGCATTAGGGATTAATAACAATCAACTGTCCGGTATTGCGATTGTTGAAGCTGCAACACAATCGCAGGCGGCAGCTATGCCATACGTTGTCAACTATATGGCAGCGTTAAATCAAGCGGCGGTAATTATCCTAGACTTGATTCCAAAGTATTATAAAACGCCGATGACGGTTCCCGTGATAGACAAAGAAGGTAGGCGTAGTTTTCAGCGCATCAATGATCAGCAAGATCCGAATAGCATTAGCATGGATTACGATCCTGAGTCGTTGAACATACGTGTAACTGCTGGTGTGAACTTTGCGATACAGAAAGCTAGAGCACTGCAACAAATCATAGCTCTATGCCAAGCTTCACCAGGGTTTGCTAAGTTTATGGAAATGAAGGGGCTTAAGGTATTAGTAGACAATATTGAGATTCGCGGCGCTGATATTCTCAAGGAATTAGCTGAACAATATCTCGAAGAAGTTAAGCAACAGCAAGCGCAAATGCAGCAACAACAGCAAGCTATGATGCAAAATGATCCTAAAATGCTAGATATTAAGACTAAGCAATTTAAGGCGGTTGCTGATGCTAAACTTGAAGAGAAACAATTGCAGCTTGACGAACTCAAACTCAGACTTGATGGCGAAGTTGCGCAAGCTCAGCATGATGCGGCAATTGCAAGGGCTGAGGCTGAAGAGTTTAGGGCACAGGCAGATATACAAATTCGACGTGAAGAAATGCAGCATAAGCATGCCAAAGAAGTAGTGGAGATAGTGCATAAAGTGCATGAGTCGCATAACAATATGGAGAAAAAGTAATGCTAGAAGATACACTTTCATTTTCGTCAGCATTAAGATATTTAAAAGATGGGAATAAATTAGCGCGAAAAGGATGGAATGGAAAAGATATGTTTTTGTATCTAGTTCCTGGCTCAAGATTTATTGTAAATCGCGCTCCACTTAATGCTATATATCCGGAAGGTACTGAAATTGATTATCATGCTCATATCGATATGAAAACGGCACAAGGTTATTGTGTTCCATGGCTGGCTTCTCAAGCTGATTTATTAAGTGATGACTGGGTAATAGTTAAATCATAAGGGGTTAATAATGACAAAGGCAAAAGTAGCAAAGAAGCCTAAGACGAGTGCTAAGGCAGCACCAAAGACAGCGCCAGGGGCAAAGACTGCTACAGCTACAAAAACGGCCACTGCAACAAAGACAGCAACAGCTACTAAAACATCTACTGATGCTTATACTCAAGGCAATATCACTGTGACCGGCGGCGCAGGAAAGGGAGCTACTAGTGTGACAATCGCACTTCCCGGTGGATCACTTGCAAATAATGCAAAAAAACCAATTAAATCAAAAGAAGCTACTGGCAAGGGAGGAAAGAAATAATATGAAAAAAGCTAAAGAAGAAACAAAGAAGATGGAAAAGGTAGAGAAGAAAATGGAAAAAAAAGACAAGAAGCAGGATGCTGCTATGTGTAAAAAGAGTAAAGGTAAGAAGTAATGACAATACGTTATAACTTAGAGAAAACAGTCGTGCGCAATATATTAATTGCGATGAACTACGTTGATAATGCATTTATGGCAATAGAGTTATGCTTAAAAGAAGAGTTTAATTTAGAAAGTGAGAGAAACGATTTGTATACTTATGGATTGACTGATGCGCACATTCATAAAGCAAAGTTATTAGGTGTGAAAAAAGCATTGAAATGTATTACTGGCAATCTTAAATATAAAGATGCGGGTAAGCATGAAAAACAAATAGAGGAAAATATTCCGCTAAACGTCTATCCCAACATTATTTAACAAAAGGAATTTGTTATGCCAATTTTACAATTAACAACAGACTTTGCAGGACAAGTAGGTATTCAACCACGTTTAGTGCGTCTATTATCCTCTGATACTTATTCAACTATTACAGCACCTGGGTATGTTAGCGGTGTGTCGGGTATGGGTGTTGTATTAGAACCTACTGACTTTGTATTTGCATCATATGATGGCGGGTTTGGTTCATTCAATCCTGTGTTTTCCGGTTCTACTGTTACTTTAGTTGCAACACCGGTTGCTAATGAACCAAGCGCTGAGGTTATCCTTAATACCTCTGTTAATGGTCAAACCATTACCTCGCCTAATGCCTCTGCAACACCTGGGACATTACGTGCTATTCGTGGTTTAGTTACAGATTCAATTGCAGTTATAACTTCTGGAAATCTAGTTGGTGTACGTGGTGAAGCTGATATCGTTGGTGCATCTGGTGGCTTCGTATATGGTGTACAAGGCAAAGTTATTCCTACTGGTACGATCTCAGGTTCAGTATGGGTAGCTGGTGTATTTGGTCAATTCGATCTTTCCTCAGCAACTGTTACAACAGGACAATTAGCGTGTATCTGGGGTGACATGGGTGTAACTGCAACATCTGGCACATATGCAGGCTTACGTGGTATTGCCATGACTAATACGACAGCAGCTATCTGCAATGCACAAGTATATTTATATGGTGGTGCTACCAATTTCCTAGAATTAGTTGATAACAATGGTGTAGTAGGTGCCACTTATTTCGTAGCGGCTGGTACGTCAGGTGGTTCAGCAGGTGATGCAGCACATTGCGCAGCATCTAAAGTATTAAAAATTACGGTTAATGGGGTAGATTACTGGTTACCTTTGTTTGCATCAAATAGTTAATGGAGAGTTTGAATGTTAGTAGCAGATTTAACAGCTAGATTAAATGATATAAAAGCAGAAATGGATACAAATAGAACACTTGCTCAGCAACATGGGCAAGCTGTTACCCAGCTTAATGCTAATTACAATGCGCTAGAGGGTGCAAAGCAAGAGACATTAAATTGGTTGCAGAAAATTGAAGAGGCGGCGAAGGCAGTAGAAACGGTAGCGGCAGTTACGGGCCATCCTGCGGTCGCTACAATTGCTGGTGCTGTGGAATCATTGACAGAATTAGTCGATGAATTAACAGCTAAATAAATAGGCAGCTATTCCTATTGTAATGAGGTTGTGGTTAAATATTCATTAGGTTATTGAACCGTATAATCAATCGAGGATCGCACGTTACGCGAAGGCTTTATTACCGTGACACGGGTTATCAGTCAGTAGAGGAATTGGTTAAATGACAGATGAAGTAATTGAAAGTGGTGTACAAGATCAAACTGGAACGCAAGATGTAGGGACACAAACTACGGCACCTGCTCAGCAAGCAACATCAAATGCTGACATGGTGAGTAAATCACGTGTAGCAGAGATTGTTTTAGAACAACGACGTTTGGCAGCTGATAAAGCTTATGAGCGCGGTGTTCAAGAAACTACACAGAAGTCTCAACAACAAGCGTCTAGCATGGGTGGAATGGCTCAGCGCAGCGATGAAGATTTACGTCGCATGATGCAAGAGGAATTCCAGGCTCAGCATGGCAGGTTGCAGGACGAGTTTAGAAAGCAAGAAGTCCAGCAACAAGTTGATAAGTTGACCAATGATTATGTTGGCAAGCTTAATGCTAGCAAGGATAGATACCCTGATCTTATGAAGCGTCAAGATGAGTTAGCTGATATCGTTGATTTGATACCTTTTATCAACGAGAGTGACGAAGCGGCAGGGATTACACAACATTTGCTAGACAATGGTCACAATGTTGCAAGTCTCATGGTGCTACAACACAAATCACCTAACATGTTAAGACGAGAACTTCAAAAATTAGCAGCATCAATCAAGAATAACGATGATGCAGTTAATAGACCACGTGCCAATGAACCACTGTATCAGCCAACTCCCTCGACATACACGATGGATAGTGGCAGTGATTCGATTGAAGGCCTTAAGAAACAATCTTACCTTAGAGGGTAAGTAAAGACTAAAGGACTAGTCGTAACATAGTAAAAGCCACTGTCTCTTGATTAATTCTGAGAGCGGAGATTTTATTATGTTACCGACAAATATTTTAAAACAGGTCATCACATACAATGACTCTGGTTTAGCTTATCTAGAAAATTTAAACGTTGGCATCCATCTAGCTAACAAGAAATTCCAAAACTTCGAAAACGTTGAGAAGAACTTAGGCGATACTGTTCAATTTGACGTCCCACCTCGTGCTATTGCAATGAATGGCTTAGTTGCATCATTCCAATCTGCACAACAAAGATTCGGTACACTTACTTGCGATCAAGCAGCTAACTCCTCTATGGCGTTTAGTGCGCAACAATTCGTATTTAACGTACGCGACTATATGGAAAAATTCGGTATGGCACGAGTCGAAGAACTCTCTGCTAAGATCGAGAAGAGTGTATTACGCAATATCGATTCTTCAGTACCTGTCATGGTTGTAGACTCTGATGGTCAATCTGTACCAACTGGTGCATTACATACTGATTCCGGCCCATATCGCTTCTATGGAGACGGTGTTACACCTATCAATAGCTTCCAGCAATTAGCTTCTATGTTGGCCTTAAACGCTGAATATGGCATGCCTAATGGCTCACCTGAGGTTATTCTGCCTAACTTAGCAATTCCTGGCATCGTAGGTTCTGGTCTTAATCAATTCGTTAATGATCGTAACGAAATGTTAGCTAACTCTTGGGATCTTGGTACTTACAAAGGCTCTAATGCTCGCTACTATCGTTCTAATTTATTGCCAATTCATTATGCTGGTACCATTGGTAATGATGCATTAACGCTTACTGTTATTAATACTGACGATCCTACAGGCGCTAACATCAACAACATTACTTTCTCCGGTGCCAACGTTTCTGATTCTGGGTCCGCTAACTCTGGCGATTTAGGACAGTTTGTTGATGGTGTGGCAACATTTCGCGATATGCGTTATTTGACCTGGACGGGACACGAAGAATGTGGATGTCCTGTGCAAGTACGTGTATTAGCCTCTGCGGGTTCCGATGGTTCTGGACATATTACACTTAATATTTTCCCACCATTATCTAATGTGATTGGACCTAACCAAAATCTTAATCAAAACATCGTTGCTGGCATGAAGTTTAAACTTTTGCCTGATCATCGATGCGGTGCGGTCATTAACGGTAAAGCGTTCTATCTTGCTATGCCTAAACTACCTGACGAAGTTCCATTCCCAACGGGTACTAAGACCAACAAATCAACTGGTGCATCGATTCGCTTGTACTACGGTACATTGTTCGGCAAGAACACTCGCGGCTTGATCAACGATGCAATTTGGGGTTCATACATGCAGCCTGAATACATCATGCGCATTGCATTCCCATTAACATTTGCATAATTGAGGTGACACTATGTCAGCATTACAACCGATTTATAATAAAGCAATTCTTTACAAGCAAGGTTTAAACGTTTCAGTCGCAAGCAATACGACATTAAGCGTAGCGTCAGGATTGGCACGTACCATTAATGACAATATGGATATTAACTTAGGTGATTTCTTTGGTGCTAAAACATCAACTGTACTTAATACTGGATTCGTTGGCTTAAATGGTATTGATACTGGTATTTTAGCAGCTAGCAAAGTCTACGCAGTTTATTTAATCGCTGATCAAGCGGGTTATAATGCCTCTGGATTATTGCTATCACTTAATACCTCGAATACTCCGGTTATGCCTATTGGTCAATTTCCTTCTGGATATAATGTTATTCGTCGTATTGGTTGGGCAGTGACTGATTCTTCGGTGCATTTCTCTGCGATGACGACATCGGGGTCAGCTAATACGGTTATCTATACCTTAGATACTCCGTTGTTAGTCCTGAATGCCGGAACATCCGCAACGCAGGCCGTTGTAGGCTTGGGTGCCGCTGTTCCTGCTGTAGCTGGTATTCCAGTTATGCTTTCTGGTGACTTCTTGTCTGATGCTGCATCTAAAACCGCAAAAATAAGTACATCTGGTGGAACTATTGCAAACACTAGATTTGTTCTTAATTCGCAAGTTGCGGCTGTTCATCTCATGCAGGATTTTCTGATACCTGCTACGTTGATTGCTGGCGTTCCATCGGTGGATTACATTATTTCAGCAACTACCAGTACATTGAGCTTATACGTCAATGGATTCGTAGATTTACTGTAGTTGTATTTAGGGGTAGGTCACTCTGCCCCTTATCTACTTGAGGGCATCATATGGCGGCTTATACAGTTACTAAACTGATAACGAATGCGTATTTCCGTTCGGGTAGATTATCGCGTGATTTGCAAACACCTTCAGGACAGCAAATATTTTCAGGTCTAGCTATGCTGAATAGTGTTATAGCGATGAAAGCGGTAAATGATCGATTAATTCCCTATTTTACTAATTACACGCTTAATGCAATAGTTGGTCAGGAACAATATTTTATCCCTAATCTAATCTACATAGAAACTCTTACTTATAATTACAATACGATTCGTTTTTCTACTGAACCAATGAGTCGCAGAGAATATCAAGGTTCGCCACGTGCTAATAATATTAAATCGTTAATGCAGGCGAACTATGTTGAACGTAGCAAAGGCGGTGCTGATTTATTCTTATATTTTTTACCTGATAGCACATACCCAATAAGTATATGGGGTAAATTTCGCTTATTACAAGTAGCATTGGGGCAAGATTTAACTGCCACACTAGATGAGTTTTATATTGAATATCTAGAATTGGCCACGGCTCAACTTATAGCTAATGATTCTAACATTACATTCCAACCACAAAATAAAGACAAACTAGAAGAGTATGAACATGAGCTACTAGATGTAAGCGCGCCTGATTTACGCACTAAGAAATGGAGTGCATTATCTGGACAACGTAGAGGCATTTACGGTCTAGCAAATTTGAATGGCATCTGGGGGCCTTGTTAATGCAGCGTTCAGCAACAACCTCACAGCAAGCGCCATTGGATATAGTCGGGAGTTCGGCATTTGGCAGGTGGCCAGTTGTAAATAATGAAAGAACATTAAACATGTTCACTGCTGATGGTTTCTCGATGAACTTTGCGGGATATAAGTTTCGCACTGCATTACTTGAGAATGGGCGTGGGTTCTTTGCTAGCAAGCGTGCAAATTTAATGTTTGCTGTATCGGCACGTAACATTTATAAGATTACAGCCGGATTGCAGCCAATATTAGTCGGATCGATACAAACTGATAATACTGATGTCTCTATTGATGAGGATTTATCTAACAATATCGCTTTTTGTGATGGTGTGGCGCTGTATATCTATAATTATGTTTCTGGTTTGTATTATGTTGCTGGTTCCTTTGTTAGTGATGTTGGCAAAGTAATAGCACAACTCGATTTCACCCCCAACTATGTAAAATTTCATGATGGACGTTTTATATGTACTAGCGCAATGTCTGGGGGCAATGCAGTCGGGCAGTGGCGTTTATCTAAAACAAAATTATCTGATGCAGTGTCATATGTGATATTTCCATCTGATGCACAGCATCAAGGGGGATTCCAGACTAAACCTGATCTACCAGTAGCAGTATTGCGCTTGCCAGGACGTGAAGCACAGATAATCATTATGGGTAGCCAAGTTACGGAGACATGGACAGACTTGGGTAAAGCTCTATTCCCATATCAACGTAATTCTACATTCGATATAGATTTTGGTGGATTTCCTGCAACCATATCTGATTTGGGAAACTATGTCGTATGGTTGGCGTTCAATGAAAAATCAGGACCATTTATTGCTTATACGACAGGCGAAGATATCAAGAAGGTCTCAACTAATGGTATCGATTCTTTATTTGAGCGTATTAAGAACCCAGAATTATCCTACGGGTTCACCTTCTTAATATCAGGTCATATCTTCTATGTTCTTACCTTCTATGGGGCGCAGGATAATATTTCTCTAGCCTATGACCTCAATGAAGATAAATTCTATGATTTAACCAATGAAAAAGGTGACTTTTTTATAGCGAAAAAGGTGGTGTTATTCAACGGTAAATATTATTTTATAAGTATCGTCGACGGGAATATTTATGAAATGAATTCTTACTTTACGACATACGAATATCAGCCTACACCGACTAACCCAGGAATATATAATATTCCACGCGGCCGCACTTGCAAGACGCTTAGGATGAAGGGTGGCATAGGTAAAGTATTTAATGATTTATCGTTTATTTTAGAACAAGGTATTGATGAAAATTATACTGGTACTGATAATTTTGTTGCTAGTCTTAGCCTAGATCAAGGTGGCGCCGCCTACACGGTAGCTACAGTATTGATTGAGGGTGACGGGCAAGGCGCCTATGCAACGGCAACTATCACTGGTGGCATTATCACTGGTGTGACGCTTGTCGACCAGGGCGTAGGTTATAGCTGGGCGACAGCGAGTATTATTGGTGATGGTAGCGGCGCATTTGTCTCTACGAGCATACAGATTAGTAATTATATACCGCGTGTTGATTTATCAATATCGCTCGATGGTGGCTATACATGGAGTAGTTACGTACCCATGGAAATGCAGAAATTAGGCACATACCGTAATCGATTTTATTTTAATGGTTTAGGGTATGGTAATGAGATTACACCTAAGTTTTTGTACCATGTGAATTCTAGATTTGTATGCAGCGATGGGGAGTTAAGTTACTACTAATGGCTAATGATCCTCCGGTCCAGCAAGCAACATCAATACCGTCGATGGATTTTCGAGGGACTAAGTTCGTCAATGAAGATGGTACGTTGTCAGCACCGGCGCAGGGGTTTTTTGATCTATTGCAGAAGTTTTTAGTTAAGAATATCGGTGAGGAAGGCTTGGTGGCCGCTTCTCAAACGACAGGTGCAAGATTAGATATACAGAATAATTTCACAACTAGTGTGACAAATATTGATACATATACATGCCAGTTTGGTACATTTTTATATGACATAACGACAAATAAAGTATATGTCACACTTAACCCTGGATTAACGGGTAAGCCAGTATTCACGGAAATAGCGACGGTATAAGGAATTATTTATGGAAATGGACATGAACCAATTGATGAGAATACTCTCTCAAAATGGTGGCCAAGGTGGTGGTGGCCTTGGAGGCGCCCAAGGTGAAGGAAAGCCTGGAGGTGGCCAAGGTAATGGCTTCGGTGCATTAGCAGGCGGTTTATGGTCATTATTTGGTCATCATAGAAGTCCTGAAGATCAAGCAGCCAAATATTATGATCGTATCCCTGGTGAAGGTCATAAATACTATGATCCTTATATTGAATCTGGGAATAGAGCTAGAGGAAATCTAGAAGGTCAATATGGAGAGATGACAAACGATCCTGGTGCTCTTATGGCTAGACTTATGAAGGGATACAAAGAATCGCCAGGATTTAACTTTGAGAAAAAACAAGGATTAGATAGTATTGAAAACGCTGCCGCCAGTGGCGGCATGATGGGCACACAAGGACATCAGCAACAAGCTGGCGACCTTGCAACGCAGCTTTCAAGTCGTGATTCGGGAGATTATCTAAAGAACGCCATGGGCTTGTATGGACGAGGAATAGAGGGTGAAGAAGGGATGAATAAGATGGGCTTTGAAGGCTCTGATAAATTAGCCGAAATGCTCTCACGTGCGTTAATGAGTCGTGGTAATTTAGCTTATCAAGGTCAGGCAGGCGAGAACAACCGCAAGTCTAGTGGTATTAGTGATATATTTTCTGGCGCTGGTGATATTGCCAAATTTATAGCAATGTTATAAGGGATAATTTATGGCTATTCCAGTACAGACATTTAGAAAATTAGATCCTGAAGAAGTAAGCCCGTATGGGAACTTGCTAAAACAGTCTTTGGAAAAATTTACCCAACGCACGAATGCTCAATTCTTGCCGGAAGAAAAACGCCAAGCTTTACAGGAATTGATCTATAAAAACATGATGCAGAAGCCACGTGCTGAACATGCGGGTGAATATCAAAAAGCTGAATTGGATCTTGCTAAATTGCAACCAGCACATTTACAGGCTGGAACAGGTAATTTGAATGCTGATACAAATAGGCTAAATATTGCAAATAAATATGCCCCTAGAGAAAATGAATCTAAGTTAGCTACAGACGCATTAGCAAGAGAGTTAAAGAATGTCGAATTAAAGTATGCCGCACAAGTTGCTGAGTCAGGATTAGCAAATCAAGCATCTATAACTAATGAAAGAAATACATTAAATCCACTTAAAGTTGAAGAATTAAAGTTAAAAAATACAGCATATCCAAGTAGTGAAGCTGCAAAAACTGCCCGCAATCAAGCTTATGTTGATATGTATGGCAAGGGTGGTTCTAAATATGTAGGTACTTCTCCCGCAGAAAAGGCAAAAGCTCAGGTAGATGCATTTGAGCAAAGGCAAGAGATAAAAAATTGGGATAAAAAGTTAGAGACGGTTAACAAAGAAGCCCAAGATCTAAATACAACAATAGAACCCATAAATAAAATGAAAGAGATATATGATAATAATCTTTCATGGGCAGAAAAAGGTCAAATTGGTGCAGCAAGGTCGTCACTTCCTGGATTTATGCAATCAAGAGATGCTGCTAATTTTAATCAATATGCAGGTCAAGTTTATTCACAAGTTGCACGTGCCAAACAAAGTGGACATATTACCGAAGGCAATTTTAATATGTTTAGAAAAATGAAGTTAACGCCAGATATGGGTGAAAAACAATTTGCTTCATTTACTAATTTTACACAAGGTTCAATTTCTAGAGCAAATCAACATGCTGAATTTATGCAAACTGCAAAAGATATGGCTATACCTTTAAGAAAAGCGGAAGCTGCATGGAATAAATATATAAGAGAAAATACATTCTTTGATGAGAAAAAAGGCGTAGTAATACCTGAAAATTTAGATTCATCTAAATTTGGTAAATATCTTGGCGTGGATAGAATGAAAGCTAATCTATTGCAAGGTAATAAAGAACGCACTTATAACCTTGAGTCAGGAGCATTTGAATAATGACTCAGACCATTAAAATATCAAATGGTGATACTCTGCATTTTCCTGACGGAATGTCAGACGAACAGATTCAAGCGGCAATTCATAAAGAATATGGATTGCCGCAAAAAGAACAACGAGAACCAACATTCTGGCAAAAGATGGGGCCAGGTGGTGAAAAATATCTAAGTGAAGATGAAAAAAATAAAATAATGAATTCTGATGTAGATGATACGATGAATATGTTAACTGCTGGTTTACCTGTGGGACAAGCTGCAAAATTATTAGGTAAAGGTGCTGGGACATTAGCAAAAGGTGCAGCAAATGCTATAGGACGTGTTGGACAATCTGCGGGGTATGCTGGATTAGAATCATGGGCAAAAGGTCATAATCCAATGGAAGCCGGAGGCATGGCCGCATTATTGCAAGGTGGCTTAGAATCTGCTATTCCAGGATTGAAAATAGGTGGAGCATTAGTTGGAAGATTAGCAAAATCAGTAGGTGGTGAAAAAACAGCATCATTTATAGACAAAGCTAAAGAACATTTAGGTATTAGTAATCTTAAAAAGCATATGCAAAATATGATTAATGACCATATAGAAAATCGTTCACAAAAACCTGGTGGCCCTAGATCACCTGAGCAAGCCAAGCAAATGATGCAGGAACAGTATACAGATGTACATGGAAATCCTATGCCTGTTGACATTGGTTCATTAACAGGTGAACCAAGAATGGCAGCCTTACATAACACTACTAAACATATACCCATGAGTGGTACTGGAAGAAATATAAATGAAATTGAACAAAAACAAAGTGATGTTGAGCGAGCAGGATTAGAAAAACAGCAAGAAGAAGAACAAAAAAATATTACAGCGCAACAACAAGCGGCACAACAAGAAAAACAACGTATCCTAAGTGAAGCAAATCCACATCGAGATGCACATGAAAATCTTAGCGAGCAATTAAGAACAGCAATATCACATCCTGGTTATAAACTAGAAGCACCGCAAGCGGGCAATGAATTATTAGAACATTTAGGACAAGGTACAAATAATAAAGAAGAATCAGCAAGAAAACTTGCAACTATGATAAGAGAAAAACACAACGAAAGAGTTGAGGAGTCTTCTCAATTTTTTAAACACGTATTTAAGAAAGATATTAAATTATATGAAAAACCTGATCCATTAATTACTACAAAATTAGATAAAGAAATGGATATTCTGAAACGATTGAAGGGTATGAATGTCGAACCTCTCTATTATAAATTTAAAAAGAATGCAAGTATAGAGAATGGACATTGGCTAAAATCAGAGTTAGGCACAGTCGTTGGAGACCTTGAAAGAAATACGGCAAAAACTCCGGCAGATAGAGCAACAATAGCTAATATTAATAATGTAAGAAAAACTATAGAAACAGACATTCATGATGCTTTAAAAAGACATGATTTAAAATCAAATGAAAATTTATTGCCAATGTATAAAAAAGGGGTTGAATTACATAAAGAAAATGTTGAACCATTTAGAAGTACCCCAAAGTTACGAGAAATAACAGTAAAAGGTAAAGAAACGCCAAAAAATATAGAAACAATATTTGACACACCAAGCAATATTGTAAAAGAAAACGGAAATAAAATAGGCCCAATTAATAAAGTAATAAAAGATTTGCCAGAAGAAGCGAAAAATTTAATATTACACAATAAAATAGGTGCAAATGCACATATAAATAATCATGAAAACTTAGTTAACGCATTACATAAGGCAAAAAATGAAGGTTTCTCTACTTACTTTAATTCGCATGTTAACGAATCAATTAGAAATATAGAAAATAAAGCTAAAAGTGATGCAGAAAATGAATCGTTTATAAAATTAAATGAACAACGAATAAAATCATTAAACAGAGAAATAAAATCTCATGAAAGTAAAATAAATAATATTGAAACCAAAGCAGATAAAGTTAAAGAAGTACCAAATGAATCTACATTGTCTGAAAATATAGTTAAAAAATTAAAAGAAAATGAACAAAAAAGATTAGAAATGTCTCCAAAAGGTGGTAAACCATTAGGATGGGGGGCAGGTATAACTGCATTTGGTATTAAATCATTTCCTAAAACTGCTGCAATGGCTCTTATTTTGGGAAAACCTGTCGCAGAGTTATTACGCGATCCTAAGATGCTGCAATCATATATTGATAAACAACCCTTGGCCGTTAAAATAAGTTTATTAACTAAAATAAAGGAATTGTCGCCAAAAATATTGGCGCCTTATATACAAGGAAGCAATAATAATGGCTCTTAACCCACAATATGTATTAGCCCCTAGTCTGCAAGAATATTTTGTAGATAAAGTCACAGGTCTGCCATTAGCAGGCGGAACTGTAACGGCATATGTCGATACTAATAGATCAACACTAAAGCCCGTATTTACATTGGTGGGCGGAGTTGACACATACAGCTATACGCCACTGCCTAATCCTATGGTGCTTTCCTCTGTAGGCACTATAGTTGATGGGTTTAATAATGATATTTTGCCTTACTGGTTACCATATGATGCTAATGGTGCTGTACAACTTTATTACATAGTTGTCAAAGATTCTCTGGGTGTTCCGCAATTTACACGTCAAGCTTGGCCTAACCTTGTGGCGCCTACGGGTAATGATGAATTCGCTTATAATTATGCCCGTAACTGGCAATTTTATTCGTGGAGCAATGCCATAATCTACACAGATATTAAAACTGGTTCTATTGCAGCTTCAGCAACAGATTTTGTGGTAGACGATTGGTTGTATCAGCAAAATGATGCTACGCAAACTATCAATATTACGCGTGATTCCTATGTGCGTGGTGATAATTCAGTACCAACAAATTCACCTTATTACTTAACCTATGAAAATACGGGAACAGGTTCATCGGCTGGAACATATAATTATTTTTCGCAACGATTTCAATCTGCTGAAACACTGCAAGGCCAAAATGTTGCTGTAGAGCTATGGCTTAAACGTGATAGTGGCATAGGTAATATCAGCGTTAGCTTGATACAGAATTTTGGTACAGGCGGCATATCTCCCAGTGCATCTGTAGAAACATTCGTTATTCCTGCATTATCTCCAACAGTATCATCATGGCAAAAATACACAGGTACTGTATTCCTACCGTCTACAACCAGTAAAACATTTGGCACAAGCAATAATGATTTCCTAAGTCTCAATATCAATATGCCAATCAACCAAGTTGGTTTGATCCATATTGGTTCTATACGTCTTGAGCTTGGTACTGTTATCAATGGCTCGCAAGAAATTAGCAACGATACAATGCAACAAGAGACAAATACATTCGGTCTCTATCCCGCGTTCACTACGGGTGATGCAAAGTTAACGGTTAAACTTGTTTCTGATCCTGGTTGGCTACTAATGAACGATGGAACCATTGGTAAACCTGGTTCCACTGCCGGATATGCCGCACAGGGTGCGTATAATCTGTTTAGCATGCTCTGGACTAATATACACAATCTTGCTTGGACACCTATTTATACGACGGCTGGCGATATTTCTACATTTGGTGCGACGGCTTTTGCAGATTGGCAGGCGCTTAAACAACTAAGACTAACTAAGGTATTAGGTAGAGCATTGACGGGTGCCGGACAATCGGTTATGACTAATGCTGTGGTATTTAGTGTGGCTGGTAATAGTGTGACATTTCCGTCAGGAATTGGCCTATCTTATCTGACAGGCACACCTATGCAATTTAGTTTTGCGGCAGGTGGTGCGTTACCGGCAACAACGCCACAAATTGCAATAAATACTACTTATTATGCACGTAATGTTGGTAATAGCAGTGCAGCTACTATTAATCTATATCCAACCCTGTATGGCGCACAACAGTCTGACGGTACACTTATTACCGTACAAAGCATTGGCACTGGCACACAATTTGCCACCACGACATTAAGTGCGTGGCCATTAGGTGGGATTGTTGGGGAGGAGAAACATTTGCAAATACAAGGCGAACTTGCTGATCATGCGCATGTGCTTTCATCAGGGGCTAATGGACTAATAAATGTTGGTACCGCTCCTAAATATGACACAGGAACTCAAAATATTTTAGGTTTAATTGATCGTACAGGGCCAATAGAGTCATTTGGAGCGTCTGGTGGTCCATCGGCTTTCAATGTTATGCAACCATCCTCATTCTGGAATGTAATGATCAAATTATAGAAGGAATTACAAAATGACAGCATTAGCTTTGCAAAGAGATATTAACGGCTTCAACACATATGGACGCGTCCCATCTTTAGATATGGTATCAGGGTTATTGGCGCAAAATACAGCTGACTCTTTTGTTGTACCAACTGCATTTAAACATTATGAGTTAATATTCTCCTATGATCCTGGGCTTAGAGTTTGGGTGTCAACGTCAACAACCGCAGCCGCACCGTCAACGGTCACAGGTGCATCTACGTCCGAACTACTGCCTACGACATATGTGGTAGCTGCGGGCACGACAGTCAGCGTTATAACGCCAGAAACAGCGGCTTCCTATAGTTGCTCGATGTATGGGATATCATAATGTATACGAATTCTAGTTTTGGTAGTTTTACACAGCCATTTGCTAAAAGTTTGTATGTGCAGAATTGGCAAAAAAAGGCTGGGGGATTTCCTCCTGTGCCAAGCGTTATGATTACTGAAGCAGGCGATATCATGGTCACCGAGGCAGGCGTTACGATGATTACGGAGAGTTAAAATGGCTAATGTAAAATGGAGTGATGACGCAGTATTTATTCCTGAAACATCATTTGATGATGGCAATCAATTAATGGGTCTCAAGGGAGGCGTTAATGCTAAGTTTTCAAGAGCTGTATTATTCCCTAATTTATCTAATGCTATCTTTGTCTCCGCTGCACAACCTGCTGATGGGGATGGTTCAATAACCAATCCTTATTTGACGATTAGATATTCTGACTCATTAAATACTAAACCTGTGATTATTTTTCCTGGTGCATATACTGATAGTAACTTCTTTGCTGAGCTTCAATCCTGGCTTGGTTCTGGGAAGCATATTACTACATATACAATTAGTGGAACCGGAACAATATCAATAGATGATACATCTTGGCAAGCTGCAACAAGTCCTCAAAAATCCATAGAAGCTATCGCTATAAGTGGTAATATAAATTTTTCTCCCTCAGCTTTAAAGACCAATTCAGGTTTATTTTTTAATGATATGACCGCAAATTCCATTACTACTAATAATAGTACGCAATTAAGCATTACAAATGTTACAACAACATCCATTTCAGCCGGTGACCATGAAGTAATAACTATTAGTGGATGTAATGCACCTACTTTGACAATTACATATAGTGGTGCAGTAACGCCAGTTAGCGGACGATTTACGATTAAGATAGTTAATAATACAGGATTAAGTACAGTAAACTTATATCCTGACGGCGGCGGTCACCCCGTAGATATTTTTTTTGTAAATAATCCAAATGTAGCAACAGTGAATATTGATGATAGTAGTGCTGGTGGTACAACATTTTATTTTGATGCAGATAGTACACCTTCTGGTTATTTTAGCGATCCAAATGGCGATGTAACTTTTGTACCTCTTACAAATATCAATTATGGCGTAACGACCGCAAACGGGTTCTCAGCTTTAAATTCAGAATTTGCTTGGGACGCCACTAATAAAGTCTTTACCGCCGGAGTTAATGCTCATAGTTCAGGTGGAAAGAAATGCACGTTATTAGGTCGATCCACAAGTAGTCGCGATAATGTATTCGTTGCTGCCATGGATACTGGCAGTGACTTCTTTACAAATAATATTGGTCAATTCGCTGTGCTTTACACTGCGGGTTATGCATTCGGTACTGGTGCACCAAAAGCATACTTCCATGCAATGGCGGGTACAACAGGAGATCTGTTATTAACTGCTGCAACTGTAGTTGCGGATGCTAATATAGCTAATAGTGAGCTTAACCCTTACATAACAGTGGGTGATTTAACATTCAAAATAAGAGATTCAGCGGGAACACTAAAGAGTTATGCATTTTCATCTTATGCACTATTAGCAAGTCCTACATTTACAGGTACGCTACAAGCTAATATAGGCTCATTTTCTGTTTTATATGATGCAACATCGCCATTTTTTTCTAGCTTGGTAGCAGGGCCTTACTCATCCGTTACTACTTTATTAGTGGCAAGTGATTTGATATCTGGAACAATAGGCCTTACTCCCGTATTAGCACAAGCGGTTCAAATGCCTACTGCAGCTAATATTGAAACTGCTCTTGCAGCTGCGTTAGGTACAGTCATAGCCCCGGCAGGCAATGTCCCATTAAATACGATGATTCAATTTTCTATTGAGAATTTATCCACCACTGGTGGAGCAGTATCTACAATCACAACAAATACAAATATAATTTTAGTATGTAATAATGGTACTCCTCTGATTCAAATCTCCACAGGAAGAAGTTTTAAACTTATAAAGTCGAGCAGTAGTCCGGTTCAATATTCATTGTGGAGCAACTAATATGGCAAATGTAAAATGGAGTGATAATTCAGTATTTATTCCTGAAGTATCTTTAGGTGCCACAGACTATGTGATGGGGATTACTGCAGGTGGCGTAAATGCTAAGTTTCCCGGCAGTGTATTTCCATCTGCTGCGGGATTTGTTGATCTAACTACAAATCAAAGTGTGGGTGGCAATAAAAACTTTACTGGTCAAACGGTTCTTTCGCAGGTTAACAATCCTTTTGTAGAGAATATAACGCCTACAGCGACGATAACTGCATATACAACACTTACAGCGGCCCAACTAGTCAGTAAAGAATTAACATTCGCCCCCGCAGCTGATGGGACAATGACATTTCCACTAGGAACAGACGTTGATACAATCCTTGGAACGCCAGTAATCAGCGGATCAATAAATGTTGGCTTAAAGAACATTAGACTTATAAATACATCTGCATTTACAGTTAGTTTTGCCATAAACACTGGTGTTGCATTTAGCGGTCTATCTATATCAGGCATTTTAATTTTAAAACCTTATAGTTCAATGAGCGTAGATTTAGTCAAAGTTGGGTCAGGTTCATTTGTAATGTTTGGTCCATCTGTAAGTACAGGCTATGCGGTTATCGCAGTTAGTGGAACGACAAAAACATTTGCTATTACAGATTATCAATCTCTGCAAAACTGTAGCAATGCTGCAACACAAACATTAACTGTACCACCAAATGCAAGTGTTCCCTTCCCAATCGGGGCCACAATCGATATTTGTAGGGCGGGTGCAGGTGCGGTCACTTTGACACCGGGCGCTGGTGTAACACTGTTAAATGAACTAACCGAATTTTCTATTTCGAATACAAATGGAATCATTTCATGCACCCAATTGACGCTCAATACTTGGGTCGTGAGCGGACCGGTGGGGCCATAATATGAGAATACATTTAGCTAGGATCCCACCATTCCCGCAGCCATTAGATTTAACTAGTGTGCCAGCGCACAGGGCGCTCTCATTGCGACAACTTACAATTGCATACGCTGGGCCATTGGTGGAATTGCGTCGTTCATCTGACAATGCGGCCACTAACGTACAGCCAGCGCCTTCCGGGTATATATCAGGTGCCTCCTCTACTTTTGCAGGACCAGATTTAGCAACATGGGCAGGAAGTGATAATCTTTTCGTAAGAACGTTGTATGATCAAAGCGGAAATGCAGGACATTTTACACAATTAACAAATGCTGCCCAACCGCAATTCTTCGTGGATGGTGGAAGTGGAATAAACAATAGGCCAATTTTACGATGTGTCCACGCCTCTGGACAATTTATGCAAGGCGGATCCCCAATTTTAGGGCCTAGTGATCTAACGTTTTCGTTTGTTATAGGGAATATAACTTTCACAAGTTGGGTTTTTGGAACACAGCTTGCGTCAGGAACCCATCAACTTTTTGATATTGTTGCACGACTTAATAGTACATTAAGGAATCAATATTTTAATACTCCTTCCGGCACTCCAATGAACCTAGGAAGCGGAAGTGCACCTATGGGCGTAAGAATGTCTCAATATTTATTAGTTGCGACAAATGATCCTTCAAGCGGTTTTTTGGGCGGCATGGCATATGAAAGAGGGATATTAACCGACACTACAGTACCTACTTTCGTGTGGGGTAATTCAGACTTTAATAATAATTACATACTCTTTGCCGCACCTGATAATACGGGGGGCGGGGTGAATTTTTATGGTGGAGATTTCGCGGAATTAGTCATGTTTACGAGTAGTCTTTCTGCGTCTGATCAATTGATAATGAATAACAGCGAACGTATAGCCTATAATCTTGCATAACTAGAGTTTAAACATTTGAATTTACAAAAGAACAAAGAAGTGTAAGATAATGTCCATGTGGCCTATTGACGCTGAAACTTCAATAGGCTGCGTCCTTTGTGCGATTAAGTTGATGCTTAATTGCCTTTCAACATATGCTAGGAAAATAGCGATATGTTGATGCCAAAATTAACCACTGGGAGTGGCGAATAATGACAAGCAATGATATCAAACACACTGCACGCTATCAACTGTCACGTTTTATACAATCAGAAGATTCATTCAAGTTAGACTTAGACTTTAAAGACATAGCCCTTCTTACAACAATTTTTGACTTTATGGATTCTGGCAAAGAAGAATGTTGTTTTGTTGATCAAATTAAATTAGCAAAAATTTCTCGTGTCCCGAGGAGAACTATAATTGAAAGGTTGAAGAAATTAATTAAATTTGAATTATTAAAAAAAGAAAGAAAAGGTTATAAAAATCACTATTTCATCGGAGACGCCATTAAAAAGTATGTGCAGTCGCTGCACTTAGTAAGTGCTACAGCGGCACATAGTAAGTGCAGTAGCGGCACTTTATATAATAATAATTATAATAACAGTTATAACAATAGGCATTCTGCGAACAATAAAAAACCAAATGCATTGAAACAAACGGCAAAAGAATGGGGGCCTGGTCATACTTCATGGGAAACGTTGCATAAAATATAGGATTAGAAAGCAAGCATAAAAAACAACTATTGTATTATACTTGCATTTGCATTAAATTACCTGCAAGCATAATACAATAGGAAATGTAAGCATGATAGATAAAATATCTAAAAATAATAAGGCTAAAGGTGGGATTGCTAGAGCTTTATCCTTAACTAAAGATGAAAGAATAGAAATAGCTAAAAAAGCTGCAGAAACAAGATGGAATCCTGATATTTTAAAAGCAACTCATTCCGGAAACTTAATAATTGGAAAAATGAATTTCCCTTGTTCCGTACTATCTGACGGAACACGTATATTAACACAAAGTAATTTCATGATCGGAATGGGAATGTATTACAGCGGATGGATTGCAAAAAATAAAAGCAAAGAACAGTCTGCTGCAGATATACCACATTTTTTAGCATTTAAATCAATAACTCCTTTTATAAACAAACACTTAGGTGACCTGCAGTTTATTACCGTGAAATATCGAACTGAAAAAGGGAGTTTAGCTCATGGGATTAAGGCAGAAATTATTCCCAAAATTTGTGAAATCTGGTTAGATGCAGATGAAAATATCAAATTAGGTAAAAGGCAGAAAAAAATCGCACAAAATGCAAAAGTTTTAATGCGTGCTTTAGCTTATATCGGAATTGTTGCTTTAGTAGATGAAGTAACAGGATATCAAGAAATAAGAGATAAAGAGGCGCTTCAAAAAATATTAGATAAATATTTAACCGATGAATGGGCTAGTTGGAGTAAGACATTCCCAGAAACTTTTTATAAGGAATTATTTCGTTTAAAAGATATAAAATATCCCATAGGAAATGGAAAAAATAGACCGAGTTATGTTGGGCATTGGACAAATGAAATTGTATATAAAAGATTGGCACCAGGTATTCTTTCTGAATTAAGAGAAAAAAATCCAAGTAGTTCGAATGGTATTAGACCAAAAAGACATCATCAATATCTTAGTAGAGATTATGGACATCCTAAGCTTAAAGAACATTTGTCTAATATCATTTTTTTAATGAAAACTTGCTCAAATTTTGAAGAATTTAAAATCAGATTAGATTTAGCGGTTCCAAAATATGGAAATAGTCTTTCATTAAAATTAGAAAATTAAATTATAGTTTTTGTGAAACCTTGCATAAAATATAGGTAAGATGTTAGTGTATTGTTGCCGTATATGTTTCATCGGTCTCAGGGAAGAGATCTGCGGCACAGATCGTTATATTGTCTTGCGGAGGTCTGTAAGCAAATATACAGACCGTTAGAGCAACGCATGAGAGACTTAGCAATAAAGCTGCAAATGATAGACACATTACCTTATAATAAAATTCCATATTACTCTTCATTATGTTTCTTAAAATACGCATAGACAATGTTGGCAAATGTAGTGCCAAGCGTTCCGGCCATGACCGATAGAATCTCATGATCAGTATTACTTTGAGCGCTAATCATAATAGCAATTATGACACTAAAAAAACCAATTACAATACTCAGCATAAGAATTAACTTAGACCATTCACGTATCTGTTTGTGCGTCATATAATCCCTCTAGTAATGTCCGTCCTTCATCACTTTAGCCATGTCTCTCGCTCTAGTATGCACCTCTTTCGCCCATAAAGAATCTAGCATTGCACTTGCCGCTTGGTCAAAGTCATGTCGCTCAACAGCCGATATGACACCCTTGAATTCTTTGAATTTTTCAATTCCCAGGTTGAATACCATTTCGATAAGCACTGATAGACGCACGTCACCTATTTTTAAAACCATAGGCAGGAATTCCACTAAATCATGAGTCGCTATGCTGATATCAGATCTTAAGGTCAATTCTGAATTAGATAGTGCGGGAGTATCTAGGTTGTGTCCCCAGTATATAGTCATATGGCCGGTAGAGTCAGTATAGGGTGTGGAGCTAAAACCTTCATGTACTTTTATAGACTTTATTAGGCGCTTTGTTATTTCAGTATCCATTTTTAATCCTTATGTTCCACATGGAGCAATTATTTATTTTTTCGGCAGCAATATAAACAATAAAATGTGTCGTCCTTAAAGCCATACAATGCATATGTAATTTTAAATGTTCACAGTTATTTTGTTCTGACATTTATTTCTTCCCCTTTCTAAAATACATATATCCAAACAATACTATTGCAAAGCCGCTAAATAGTCCTGCAAGATACACATCGAATACATGGCCTATTGTTATTAGCATAATTCTCCAATTTCTTTTAATAAATCCGTAGCTTTTGTGCTAACATCTTGCATACTATCTTTAATTACATATGTAGCACAAAAAGTATTTAAATATCTTTCACCTTTTGCGCATTGTTTGGCAAACTTAATTAATTTATTATATTTATTCTGTAACTGATTAAACGCTTGCTGACATTTTATCAATTCACAGGTTGCTAATGGGCAACTTTCATCATTCATAATTCACCTAGATCTTTTAACAACAACATTGCTTTGATTGGGCTACATTTATTATGCTTAACAATATCTTTTAAAAACTTCAATAATTTATTATTCTGCAATTTCACATCATAACTATAGTTAATCATCCTCTGTAATCGTACTAGACTAACTGACAATTCTTTTTTGCAATCGTCGCAGTGATATTTTTTCTCACTCATTTATAGTTCCCTGCCAGCAAGGCTCACAAATAAAATCTTTTTCTTTTATTCCCCAGTCACAATGAGCCTCTAGTTCTTCTTCAGTTAATATATTTTTACAGTGAGTGCAATGGTATTTTTTTTCAGACATATTCTCGCCTAATTTCTGTTACTAATAAAAACAGAGCTACTCTGTTATGATCATATTCAGGAGTTAATGGATAAGTTTTTTTATGCCGATCAATAATCTCTAAAACTGTATCTAAGGCTTGATTGTAAGCGTCCAATTCTTTATGTGTATAGCCATTGTATTTCTCTGATTCACTCATTTGACAAACCCCAGGTACATTGAAATGATTGTATCAAGTCTTTTCGCAGTAAAAGCATAGCATGATATTTTTGATACACTTTATTTTCTTGATATGCATTGGCTGTATGTTCAACATAAGCTATTACTTCTTTAATTGCTGCATCAAATCCTTTCTTAAATTGCTCGGTTTCACTCATGCTTATCTGTAGCTTTCTAATACATCAATTTTACCTAGAATTTTTATTCTTCTCCTTATTTGTTCGCTTAATGATTTTATTATAAATTTATGCATTTCTAACCTTTTTTCATCGTTTATATTTTCTATAGTTAACTTTTCTCTATATTCATTTATTAAAAATGTTGATTCACTCATCTATTATCCTATTCCATTTCCATATTTTTGACTCACATAACACACTGTACAGGTATAACTTTTTTCGTTTTTTATATACTCCCTGTGAGCTATTATTTCTTTTTGATGAAAATTAATTTTACAATCAACACACGTGCTTTTACCCGTCATTACATCCTTAATATGGTTAATATCTTCTTGTAATATCCGTACTTGTTGCCATAGATCGCTCATCAATGATGAATCATGATGCCTTAGAGCTATAAATTCCCCTATTAATTCTTCTAATTGTGATTTTTTCACGAAAACCTCCTCGATGTAGTCTGTAATTCTTTCACATATTTTTCTAACATTTCTATTCTTTTATTGAAATCACTAACAATCACATTCAGTGCATTCATTGTATTTGTGACCTTAGCTGTCCAATCATCAAAGTCTATTCTATTTTCATCCATTATCTATAACCTTTAAATTATCAATTAATTCTAGAAGTTGTATTTTTGCATCCCAATATCCTGACATATATTCCTCTTTTTTATTCAGATTATATCTCTTATTCCAAAATTCTATGGCTTCTTTTTTTATATCTTCAATGCTTATCATTGCAAACCCCTATGATGAATGTAGCAACCTAAGTTTTGTTGCATCTATCTCGTGTTGCAAAGTAATCTCATCTTGTGCAGATAGCTTCGCTTCAAAAACAATGGGAGCCGGTTGTTTGAAAAACCCTTCTCGCACCCCTTGCATAATAAGATTAGATGCAAAAGTATAATTCGTATTTTTAACCTGTTTTGATACACCCATAATAAGCGCCGCACTAGATGCTAAAAGTATTTGAGCTATGCTAGCAATAGGGGCAGGTAAGCTTAACCCTGCTTGTAATGCACCAACCAATGCAATGCAGAATGCAGCTGCAAAAGGCGTATTAGTAACTGCCTGATTGCTTCTGTCCATAGCAACTAATGATTCATTGAGTTTGTCTTTGAATTCCTGGGGTGCTTTATCAGCATAATTAAAAAATCGTAATGTACTCATTTTAACTTCCTTGTTAAAAGTTACGTTATTCCTCAATTGTTATTTTGTGTATTGAATACTCCATGGAATTACCAGTCGCATGTTTTGCACCTATTTCATTAGGATAAGCATGAGTAGTTGCGTAAATAAATTCATCTTCTTTAATGGTTGTATTTCTAACAGCTATATACAAAGTTTTAACTTTAGTTGCCATGTGTAAATATTGTATACCATCTAGACTGCCATCTATTTTATAAAAGTGAAACGCACCTTTCTTTACCGCAACTAACGGTAAAGAATTAGCGGTTACATCAAATACGGTAATTTGCGAAACTTCATTGCCATATTCATCAACAACTTTTTCACCTGCCAATGCTTTGTTTAGATCGAATGGCTTGCTCATAATACAACTTCCTTTATTATTTTATATTGTTTCTTCAAACGTTTATTTTTATAATCAGCTACGTGTTTATCTAATATTTCGTTAGCAAAAAATAAATACTGAGTACAGCTATCTATTAATAAATCATCTGTTAACTTTGCGTTTGCCAATGAAAGCGTCTTAACATCCCAAGTATGCATATCTTTTTTATGCCAATCTGTATACCAATTCATTTTTATCTGCAATTCATATCTCCCATCCCCGCGCTGTATTATTCTATATTTCATGCCAAAGCCATTCTAATAAACATAATAATAATCCATAGTGCCGCACCAACAGCAAATGCCCCAACAATAATTGCTAAAAATATATCCTCAGGTTCCATTACTTGACCTTATTAAAAAACTTGTCCAGCCAATCTGCAATCTTTTTGGTTAACGCCCATTTATCATTAAAATACCCAAAGATAAATCCTACAGCCAATCCAACCAACAACCCTTCAATCAACATCTAAAATCTCCTGCGTAAAAATTCAAATCCAATGCCCATCAAGAACAATGCCACCAATGTCCAGCCTAAATAATAGAAAAAACCATGCTGACCATAAGACATCTCTTCTTGCGTCAAATTATTCTGCGAGTACTCAACCTGGGGTGCATATTGCTGTTCAGGGATAGATTGTGCTGGCTGCGCCCCCTGGCCTTGCACATACACGGGTTGCTGAGCATTATGACGATTGCTCATAGCATCGCCAATCATATAGCCTGCCATGCCCGCCATTAATGGATGTACGCCCCCGCTGGCGGCAGGAGATTGCGTATGTACAGTGTTAGTATGGTATTCCCGTACAACGGTTCTAGGTGCGCTATAAGAGCGTGGCGCACTGTAAGTGCTGCGATTATAGGAAGATCCCCTGTAACTGCTAGTTGACCCTCTGCCATAGCCTGCGAAGCATGTAACAGTTAGAGATAAAAGGATTAATGCAATAACTAGCCTTCTCATAATCCCTCGCTATCCAGTAATTCTACAAACTTAATAAAAACTTCTTGATAGGTGGGTGCGTAAACAATAGATACAACCTTTCTGCCACTATCGAGAAAGTGCTCAACCCTGGCTGACCAAACGCTATCTAGTGTGAAGCATCTAGCACACTCTTCATCTGTTAATTCATCTTCGTGCAAGAGTGTTCTAGCTTCCTCTTGCACGAAGAGATCGTCTCCCAAAAAATCATTGTGCTCAAGATAGAATTGTAATTTATTCTGCTGCACACGCTCTAAAACACTTCTTAAATTATCCATAATTATTCCTAATGCTTGACTGAGGATTCTTTAGCTGCAAACTTTTCCAACATTATCTCTTCGTGTATAGCCAAAAATTGTTTTACATTATCTTCTAAAGTAGATTTAAGCTTGTCAAAACTCTCTTTCTCGCCTTCCAATGACATCAAGATGATATGCAGCAATTGACTCTTAAATATCTCTAGCTTAGTACAAGTATGCACAAAGTTATCTTGATTTGACCAAGCAGCCAATCCATACATGCCCATAAGATTTGCATAGTAAATATCTTCTGTTTTATAAGATTTATTTTCTTCAACTTCTGTTTCGATTTCCATACATATCCTTTAAATAATGCTAGCTTTATTCTCGATGGCTAGCGCATCGGCCTTAGCGGAGGAGATACCGCTATAGAATTAGTGTCCACTTTATCCCGCCGGTGGACGCGACGCTATTGGGCCTCTCACAGCCTTGGATTCTATCTCGGACGTAAACTTGATAATATTTTTCCTAATCCTGAAGATAACTCATGCATATCTTTGCTTAAAGCGTGCAGTGCACATCCATGTAGATCAGTCTTGTAGGGATAGGATGAACTAACTCCACGGCAAAATATTATTCCACGTACATCATCATCAAACATCAATAAATTGCCGTCCCAAATTGCTTTTCCATTTTTGTCACACATGGCTAATACCATGCGGGCGTCGTCCGTTTCTGCAAATAATCTTACATATACTTCATCTTCATTTTTACTTTTTCTACATTTTGATGTCCACTTAACTATTTTCATTTTTTTCTGCCTCTCAGCAACTTCTTATCCATATTCTCTAATTCTTTAATAATAGACGCACGCAATACATCCACTTTCTTTAGCAACTTATCCAATATTTTCAAAGTTGGTTCTGATGCAAATGGTGCTAATTTTCCGCCATACATATTCACTTCTTTTGCTTTCTTCTTAATTGCGCTCAATTGTGTAACTCCTAGAAATTAATATCATCGTTAAATTTATCTGATTTAGCTTCAAGTTTGTCTATTTTATAATAATCATCTATTTGATTAACCCAGACAACTTCACCTGTGGCATCTTTAGTATAATTACGTCTACCAACAAGCACGCTAAAGTCTTGGTCAAACTTTTTCCTGATATCTGTAGCTGATACATTGCCAGACAGATATTCTTTTTCCAATCCGATAGCATCACAAAGATGTTTTAGCAGTTTAATGAAAGCGGGAGTAACCATTGAATTTATCTTACGAGGATTGCCCTTGACGTCAAATACATTGCATATCATTTGAATCTTGTCATTGCCATTTTTAGTGACTAGCTGATTGTTGCTATTGTCTTTATCAAAAGCATCGAAAATATTCGCCCTATATACACCGTCAGCTAGCAACGCACTGTCTTTGATCTCATCATCTGTCATTGTTACAAATTGCATACATCGTCCTTAAATTATTTACAAAAAGTATCGATAAATCTTTCATTTACACGTTTAAAATTACAACTACAACAAAAAAGCATGTGGTCGTGTGTTAAAAAAAGATCTGATAGATTATAACCATAGAAACATCCATTACAATTAAATTTATCTTCTATTTTCTTAGTCTTGCAATCCGAGTTCATTTGCCACGTCCTTATATTTTTCAATTTCTAATTTCTTTTTATCTTTAGCTTCGTTAATCTCAATAAAAGAATCCAACTTCCCAAAATTCTGATAAGCATGGGTATAGATATTTTTTAACTGCTCAAGCTCTGAAGCTGATTCTATTGCGGCTAAAATGTCATCTCGGTATAAAGCACCAAATTCTTGCTCAAGGTCTCTTCCAGCATTGAGCCAAAGCATAATACATTCGCCCATTTCTTTTGACGGCTTAATAAACTGCTGATTGAATAACTGGGTATTATCTTTTGTGATATGCGCGATATTGTCATGATTAATATCCATAGCAATCGTACATTCATATTCTAGGCCGTCTCTTTGTATCGGTGCGAGACCAATTTTTCGCGGCGCATTCTTTCCATTGGCGTTAAGCTCAACGACATAATCCGCTTTAGACCGCATTGTGAATATGACATGTAACTGGCTTTGCACTATAGCTTCAACCAGTGCGTTATGCTCCGGAGTGCCTTTCTTCCAGCCATTCTGAAACTGTCCGCCATTGGCTTCTACAATGCTTAGGACACCGCCGTCACCAACCCATGCATGACTAAGACTATCTATGATTAGAATGTCATAGCCTAACTTCTCAGCGCCTTTGATCGCTTCAATGTATTTTTTCGGGGAGAATGGCGCAGATATTTGCAAACAATCGTAGTTAAAATCCTCCCCATATAGTTCACCACGGCCTCCTTCGCTGTCAATAAGGGCTATCCTGCCTTCTGGGAACATACCTGTAGCTATCTCTAATGCTGACCACGTTTTACCAGTGCCTGACAAGCCGGCTATTGAGAGACGTAATTTAGATTTTTTTCTTTGTGCTCGTTGAAACATCGTATGGTTCCTTATTTAATAAATATTTGTGCTATGACTGTTATGACCAAAATGATAAGCATCACATGTGTTATTGTTTTATCTAATCTCATGAGATGCTTATTCCACTCCGTAACCTTATTTTCCTTTTCAGCAAAATACCATGCAAAATCTCGTCTAAAATTAACCATTCAATAATCCTCTGAATTGTAGACGCTCTGCGATATCGTCGCGCCCTGTTTTTTGTATTTCCTCATTTATTAACTTCAAATAGCCTTTTAATACTTCACCATTTTGCGTTTCTAAAGATTCCTTTGCTAGCGCTATAAATCCTAAATCTGTTAAACATTCTGCTATTAAAAAGCTATCATCCATCAACATATATTTCCTCTCTAAGTAATCATCATTTTTTTCCAGGGTAGGTAAATTTGATAACGCAAGATTAGCATATCTAAAGTGTATTGCAAGCGTTTATTATATATTTTCTTATAATATCTTGTTTTATCATATACGAAAGTCTATATTGTGTTTACAAAAAAGAGGGGACAATAATGCAAAAGAGAGATCCAGGAAAAAATCTAAAGATAATGCGGTATAGATTAGGCTATACGCAAAACGAATTCGGCAAACTACATGGTGTGTCTCAGGCAGCGATTAGTTGGTGGGAGACGAATAGCTATCCAATCCCTCCTGGCATGGTGCAGCGGTTTATAAAACTGTCTCGCAAGATTGGCTTAAACTATAGTTATGATGATTTGCGAGTAGACGAGTAATACACAGGATGTTAGAAAGTTACCCACAGATTCTGTGGATAACTATTGACGCGTATAAGTATCAAGGAAGATATATGCATAAACCAAACAAGCCGCTTAACAAAGAATATATGGCCGCATGGGGCGGCCTACACGGGAGCATTGTTGTACCTGTAAAGCCAACAAAGCCCAAGGCTAAGCTTAAGGTAACGCCGCATGAATATGTGGGACAGATTAAGTTAGTGGCCTGGGCGCGTGACGAGGGGCTATTGTTGCTATCCATCCCTAACGCTGGTAAGCGCTCATATATGCAAGGACAGAAAGAGCGAGCTATGGGTATGCATGCGGGTGCTAGTGACTTGCTTCTTGCCATGCCTAATAGGATATTCCATGGATACTTTATAGAAATGAAACGCAAAGGCGCTAAGCCTACGGAGTTACAGCTTAACTTTTTAGAAATGGCTGCGGGATATGGCTACCTTGCGAACTGGTTCGATGATTGGGAGCTTGCTAGGGATTCGATCAAGCGGTATTTAATAACATGAACAGGTATGATATGTACAATATTTATAAAGCACTATTATGCGTTAAGGGCTTAATACCTGATTCATATCATAAATATTGTGATTTAATAACTTGTCTATTGGATTATGTAGAGTACTATAATTTTACGTTGCGAGAAAGTGACTAGCTCTCTCGCTCATAAAGCACAATATATGCAGATCTAACAAAAAAAATCATACAACAGATAATGTGTGATTTTAATAGATCTGCTGTAAATAGCAACTATTAAAGTGAATAAGGACGTTATGAGTTATAAAAACGTTATACACGGAAATTTTTATTACAAAAAAATTGCTGCTAATATTCCAATTTCAAATGAAGTTATTATTGCTTGTGGAAAAGAAGCTATAAATATTTCTAGTCGTTTTAATGATATCCCGCCCTGGTTAATACTCCCGTACCCTGATTCTGCAATACTTTATAAGTGGCCAGTTTCTGGCGCTAAAATAATTATCTTTGATACTAGCTTATGTGATGATGATTATTTAAATGACTTGGCTTACTGTTTATACACTGCGAATGCAAGCGTAGTGAGGTGCGTATTACCTGATTTTTCCGGTTTCACTTTTGATAAACCCATATAACAAGGATTTTTTATGCACAAAAGAAGAGCAACTTCTAAACCCAAAGATTATCAGACAGATAATAGTAATATATTAAAATTCCCTGAAAAATTATTTTATCCTGACATATGTCCATCCAATCAAAGACCTTTAAATACACGCGAAAATTTAAAATACTTACTTGATAGATATAAAATAAAAGTATGTTGGAATATCATGTTAAGAAATAGAGAAATCACCATACCTCATACAAATAATTTTGTAGATGAAAAAGAAAATGCTGATTTAGGGGACATTTATCACATAGCAACTATAAATAATATGCCAACTAGTAAATTAGATGATCATTTAAATTCAATTGCGTGGCTTAATACATATCATCCAATTATAGAAATGATTAAAGCTAATCCGTGGGATAAAACCTCTAGAATTGACGAATTTATTGCTACATTAAAAACTCCAAATCCTGAAAAATCAAAAATAATCATTAAACGCTGGTTAATATCTGCTATAGCTGCCGCATATAGTGTTAATGGATTTGCTGCGCACGGTGTATTAACCTTGCAAGGAAAGCAAGGAATTGGAAAAACAACATGGATTAAAAATCTAGATCCTATTAACTGCAAAGCAGTGACAGAAGGATTGACATTAGATCCAAAAGATAAAGACTCAATGATACGTGCTACTTCATGTTGGATTGGAGAACTATCCGAACTTGATGGAACTTTTAAAAAATCACATATTGCGCCAATAAAAGCATTTATCACTAATGTGGTAGATATTATTCGGTGTCCTTTTGCTAGAAAAAATACTCAATTTTTCAGACGAAGTGTTTACGCTGCTACCGTGAACGAAAAGGAATTTTTAGTAGACGATACGGGAAATAGGCGTTGGTGGACTATAGAGATTGAAAGTATAAATAATAATCACAGTATTGATATGAAGCAATTATGGGCTGAAATATATGACATATGGAAAAATGGAGAGCAAAGTTGGTTAACTCCAAAAGAAGAAGAGATTCTAAATAATAGCAATGAAGCTCACGAAAAAGTAGATCCATTCTTTGAGATGCTACATCTACATTATGATATGGAATGCCCAGCTCGGCGTTGGGCTATGCCCGTTCAAATATTACAAGAGATAGGAATTAAGACTCCTGGAATTTCTGAAACTATACGGATGGGAAAAGCCTTAGTTAAATTTACAAATAACACTAAGAAATTTGTTAGAGGAAGACCTCATTATGAAGTGCCTTTTTTCTTAAATCGAACATCCCCCTATATTTTATAAACCACCTCACCCTGCATTAAATTCTTCCTCACCCCTCACCTGTTTTTGACGATAATTAGGTGAGGCGGGTGAGGCAGGGTGAGGTATGTATAATAACCCTCCTCACCCGATCCGTGCCTTGGTACGTAAGGGTTTGTAGTATAGGGTGAGGAGGGTGATGTTATATTATACTTTAGATAGGTAGTACCTCTTTATGTTCTATATCTACACTATACGTATTATTATATTACAGCACCCCCCCCCTATAGGGGAATTCTCCTCTTTTCCCTCACCTACCTCACCCTGGGGTAAAATGTGACGGATTTTACCCCCCCCATAATCCACCTGTTAACAAAAGCAAATCAGTAGCAGTTAAGAAGCACTTAAGAAGCAGATAAGCGTGGGACATGAATTATTGCAATCCGAATAAATACCATCCCACGCTAATACGAAAATATCTTGACTACCTACTTTTGCCGATGCATACTCACAGTAACTTTTTCGTAAAGTTAACTCCTTGTTTTGCATAGCTCGGCCATTTGCCCCTTTAATCCGAAGGGGCGTTTTTTTGGATAAAACATGCTTAGAAAATCCGTCGACAAAGTTTCCCACTGCTGCAAAGCAAAAATAATCCTCACCAATGGACGCCACCACGTAGAGCTAGGCAAACCGCTTTTTGCTGAAAAAGGTCGGACATATTACTTCGTATGCAAGAAATGTGACCATGACTGTTATGCGGTTGACAAAGATTACACCGGGGAAGTGTGCAGGATAGCGGGTAAAAGCGAATCCTAGGGGGTATAGCGGCATTATTGGGTGAAATTCAAAGTAGGGCTAGGGTAGGGGTTGACATGCGCACCACGGGCTTTAAATTAACATTGAATTAGCTGGCTATAACCTGCTAACACTGTATAAATATACATACACAACTTTGTGGTAAAATACTCATGTCACATAACGATTTAGCAACAAAACACGATATACGCGACCTAAAACAACTCATTAATCAACTCGGAGTACAACTTATGACAATTATTTCTGATTTCGCCGATGCGCAAGCCGCGTTTAACAAGCAAGAAGATGCAGCTATTGCAACTCTACAAACTGAAGTTGCAGCGTTACAAGCTGCTATTCTAGCTTTAGCTTCCAGTGGTTCCGTTAGCCCTGCGGATCAAGCAGCATTAAACGCAATCTCCGTTCACTCACAGGCTGTTAGTGACCAACTTAATGCATTAGATGCTCTAGCTGCACCAGTGCCACCAGTGACTCCGCCAGCTCCTATGCCAGTGCCACCATTAGTGCCACCGGTTAGATAATTAGCAAATGGATAGGCCGTGGGTTATGTCCGCGGCCTTATTCCTTGAACCTTAACTTGAAATCTTCCCAATCTCGCTTGAGCATTAATTTTATATCTTCCTTGGTTGTCAATCTACAGTCGTTGATGAACCAAAAGCCAAGAAAAAATAGCGGTATGTATATCCAGGCATATACGGCATTGACGCAAAGTATAAACGCTGATATCCAACAAATTAAAGCCATAGTCCACATTATTCGTCTCCACATTATTCGTCTCCTTGCATGTAGAGCAATGCCGCATTTTCATAGTTATTCCATACTCTAAACTTTATTTCTCTTCGCATGCTCATAATAAACATATTCCCACTATTAATATCGGTAGCATTATTGCACAAACTTGAGCAAATAAACTTAACATATCATTTCTGATTTTACTTAATAGAGTCCCTATTAATGCTATATATACCACTATCAATCCCGCGCTTATTGCTATTATGATTACCTGTATGCCTAACTCGTGATTTGTCATACGCTACTCCAAGATTGACTATTTCCATTCCAATGCACCTCTATATAATCGTCTAAATCTGATTCATGAATAAGGGAAAAATTATCTTCATCCATTATGCGCTCAACCTCTCATATGTTTTTGATTTAACGTTTACACTGCCATGCCGCGCGCGTATATCATCTATCGAATACTTGCCGCGAGACTTGCTTTTATAATCCGATGGACGCCAGTGCCACATTAGCTTTTTAGGTGCCCAGCGATACCCGGCCGCTTTGATTATGTCTTTGTGTGGCTTAGTATCGCCGCTAACCCATATCCAAGTGCCGCAAATCTCTATTGTTAAGCCTAGGTTGATTATAGCGTTCAATGCCGCGCTTAGCTCTTCTCCGAGATTGTCTAGTGTCGATTCTTCTTCTATTGGTGTAGTTGGGTAGTCATAGTCACTCAGTGCTGTGTATGCTGCGTTAATAATTTTCATCATCTCCAAGCCCGCTGGGTTGCGGTCAGGGTGGTAGTGACTTGTAGCCTTGCGGTACGCTTGCTTTATTTCTGCAAATGTTACAGACCTTGCTAAGCCTAATACGCTGAGTGCGTCTTTGTGTGAGAGTTTCATATATTACCTATTTATATTATATTTTTTTCCACTTATCCCAACCAAATGAATTTAATCCATTCCATGCATACTTTATCCACCCTTTAATTTCAATATCTTGAGCGGGTAAACACATATATTCATACACGCGCTTATATTCTTTCTTTGTTGCCGCTATTTTTAATTGTCTTTCTGTCATTTTATTGTTCCTTATTTATTAATCATGCAAAATAATATCTGCCATATGTAATGTAATAATTTTCAATCAAATTCCTGTATGCAGTGTGTTTCTTTTCTAACAAAAATAGTATTATTCATTTCTATTCCCTCTTAATTAATAAATCCATCCTCAAGATAATGTCTAAATCCGTTACATGCTATTGCATATCCATTATCAAATCTTACTATCTTATAATCCCAGCCGACTAAATTTTTAGCTATTTTATTGGCTTGATATCTGTTTTTAAATATTTTAATTGCAGCATTCATTTCCGTGTTCCCCAAGTTAAGCCCCCGAAGGGGCTATTATTATGCTTCTTTAGCTATTGTATTTAACATGTCTTGCATTTCTTTAGCTGCTATTTGTTGCTTCTTGTAGCGCAATGCGTAGGCTACTTCTTCGAATGCTTTTAATTCTTCAATGCTGCTATCTAACAATGCTTTCAATATCTCTCTTTTCATTTTCGCGTTCCGTATGTTGTTGTTGATGCGTGCATATTATCATATTACACGGGGGTTGCAAGCACTTTTACTTATATTATTATATATTTACTTATATCGTACAATATTTGTACAGTTGATATTAACACAGAATGCGATATACTCTATAAAACAAGCACAAAGGGATTGGATATGTCGGAAGCAAAACAAGTAAAACGCTGCAAATCATGTCGCGGACAAAAGATAGTAATGGGTATGGGCGGCCTAGAGAAAAAGTGTGAGCCATGCTTAGGCGTTGGCTATGTTGATGGTGTGGATGATAGCGACACTGATAAGATGCTAGCTAATAGTGAGCATAGTAAGGGTGTATCGACTGAGGTTATATATAAGAGACGTAAGAGATCCCCCAAAATTATACTAGCTGAAGGTGCATAATTATGTCACTACTAGGTAGCGCTCACAAAAAATATACTACTGAGCTAGGCACTAGAATATGTGAGGCTATCTCATGCGACACTGATACTAACGAGCAAATACTTGTTAAGCATAAGTTTGATGTTAAAGCTATAACGATAAACGGCTGGGTATTTAAATACCCAGAATTCGCTGAGGCATATCACAAAGCAAAGACTATGCAAGCTGCGCTCTTTGCTCAGCAACTAATAGAGATAGCGGATAATGTTGATGATATGTATCTAGACCAAGAGGGTGGGATTAAACCCAATGCTGTAGCTGTAGCTAAAGCTAGATTGCAATCAGACAACCGCAAATGGATTGCTGCTAAGCTGCTACCAAAAATTTACGGAGAGCGTATCACTGCTGATACGACTGTCCACGTTAAGCAAGAGAGTGCGTTAGATGATTTGGAGTAACCGTAGCAAAGATATTATAGCTTGCGTGATGATGCTACCTTTATTTATTATGATGTTACCATTTATTGTGGTCGGATCAATATTTCTTACTATAATCTGGTCATATGATCGTGTTGAAAAACACTTTAGTAATCTTTTGGATAAACTCTATGATAGATATAGTTAAAACATTACTCGCTCATCTTATTCTGACACCTGCGTATTTGGGATATATATTATGCTGTCCATTCATATGGGCTGACGAATATTTAACTTTAAGAAAAAGCAAAGCATTGCTCAAACTACAACAAAGTATCGCGGAGACATTAAATAATGCTAACAAAGATAGTTGATAAGTTTTACCTAGATATATCGCAGATATTATACGTGGATTCGATCGGTGACGACGACGAGAAGCTGAAAGTTACTTTCAATACTGGCATATCAATACAAGTTAACAACACATTGGCGATAGAGGCATTAACAAATGAGCTTGACGCGTTCTCCGAGCCATATGTTACTCAGGATTATATGTCGATGAGGGGATTATAATGCACAAGATATGTTTTGCACTAATGACGTTTGATACCGATCCTAAAGAAAAATTGATATGCGCATATGAAGCACCCGACCTTGAGGGCATGTATATTGCACTAGATGCTGAGCAATTCAGCGGATATAGCTTGATTAAACAAGTGGAGAATCTCAACGAGATGATTATAGCTGTGACTAAAGCAGCGGATGTTAAGCGTGGTATTAAGTTTAGCGAGTACCAAAGAAATGATATATCCAAAGCACTCTAGAGATAAATCATGGGCTTCATATAGGCGCTGGTATTTCAGCAAGGAGGTTACATGGGGTGTGATTTGGAATATTCAATTTCCTTGGAGACGGGAAGAATGGATTGATCCAATTATTATCCATAATGAAAAAGAATTTGATAAGGCGCTAAATGGATTCAATCGAGAAAGAGATACGCAAAAAGTTATCTGATACACAAGAACGTGTGAAAGCTATGTATCGCAAAGCTTATATAGATATGATGTGTTTTGGTAAAGGTGAAATTAATTTGGAAGCGCTGAATGGATTCACGCGAGAGACAGATAAGACAAAAGCTCAAGGATGACTTCGAGCATTACGCTAGCAAGTGTCTAAAGATACGCACTAAGTCTGGCGCAGTATTGCCATTCTTGTTTAACTCAGCACAACATCACGTACATAAAATAGTTGAGCACCAAAAGTTAGTTACAGGAAAAGTGCGAGTACTAGCGCTGAAAGGCCGTCAGCAAGGTCTATCCACGTATGTTGAGGGACGATTTTATTGGCTTGTTACGCATCGTAAAGGTGTGCGCGCATTTATCCTGACGCACCTTGGTGAAGCGACACACAATCTATTCGAAATGGCGCAACGCTATCATCAATACTGTCCCAATCTTGTTAAGCCTGACGCATCTAATAGTAGTGCTAGAGAGTTATTCTTCGGTGGACTAGATTCCGGTTACAAAGTTGGTACAGCGGGTAATCCTGGCGTTGGTCGTTCGTCAACTATTCAGTATTTACATGGCAGTGAAGTTGCATATTGGGAGAATGCACCTGAGCACGCCAAAGGTATTATTCAAGCGGTGCCAAGCGACAAAGGTACTGAGATATTCCTAGAATCCACAGCGAACGGAATAGGTAATTATTTCTGCGAACAATGGCAGTTAGCGGAAGCTGGGCAATCTGATTACATACCCATCTTTGTTCCTTGGTTCTGGCAAGATGAATATAAGAGATCAATTGAAGAAGCATTCAGACCTGGCGAGGAAGAGATAGAGTTAATCAAGCTATATAGTCTCTCCCCACAGCAACTAATGTGGAGACGGTACAAGATTCAAGAGTTATCTGTAGCTGGGGGAGATGGAAAACATGCATTTAGGTCTGAGTACCCCAATAACGCAGTAGAGGCATTTTCGTTATCTGGCGATGATACGCTGATACATCCCGACCTAGTGATGCACGCACGTAAGAACGATAAAGTTGAAGGCATTGGTCAGCTAATCGTTGGGTGCGATCCTGCTAGATTCGGAGGTGATAGAACGTCTATCATCTATCGTCGTGGTAGAAAAGCATCTAATCTGCGGAGTTATGAAGGCAAGTCGACAATGGAAGTTGCAGGCATTCTGGACAAGATTATACGTACCGATCATCCGGATAAAGTATGTGTAGACGTTGGTGGATTGGGCGCTGGTGTGGTAGACAGATTATGGGAACTTGGGCATAAAGATATAGTGCTAGATATTAACTCTGGTTCCTCACCCCTAGATGGTGATCTCTATTTTATAAAGAGGGATGAAATGTGGGGGCTATGTAAACAATGGCTAGAGATGAAGCCCGTGTCTATACCTGATTCTGACTCACTACATGCTGACTTATGTGCACCACGATATGATTTTGATTCGCTTAACAGATTACGGGTTGAGACCAAGAAATCCATGAAGAAGAGAGGATTGCGTTCGCCGGACGAAAGTGACGCATTGTGCCTGACATTCGCTATGCCTTTCGCCACTATACAAACGCATAATAATAAGTCAAAATCTAAAGCATCGGAATTCGGTGCAGCTAATATGCGTCGTCAACAGTTAAGGGAAGGCAGATGATTCCAGGGAAGAAGATCCAGGACGAATTGGAAGGGCTGAAGAAGCTCGTGCAACATACTAATGACTTCTCTAGGCATAACTACGAGCGCTTCAATGAATTCCGTAAGTTTGTTTTTGAAACGTCTGTCTCTCAGGCTGAGATAGATATAAACCAAGACATAGGTCGTCCAAACATAGAAGCCAATGTCACCACAGCATATATATCTAGACTGTGTGGTGAGTTTAGCAAACAGGAGCCCAGCATTGAAGTAGCTGCGGAATATGGTGCTCAGATTGATCCTCGCGTTGTGCTATTCATAGAAAATCATACTCGTCATATCCTCGATGAAGCTAAAAAATCTAATACGCAATATCATACTTACCGTGACTCACTCTCCGGGGGCTTTGGTGTGATGAAAGTCTTTACTGACTATTCATCACCAAAGTCATTTAAACATTGCATCAAGCTGCGCAAAGCTAAGTATCCAACGCTGTGTGGATTCGATCCTTACAGTGTTGAATCGCACAAAGGCGATGGCTCATATGCATTTGAGATATACCCAAAGACCAAGAAAGATTTTGTGCAAGAATATCCCGATATAGACATAGATGATATTAAGTTTTCCGGCGCTGATAGCATTGGCGGCTACAATTGGAGTTTTAACACTGGGCAAGAAGATGTTTTATTAATATGCAACATGGTTAAGAAACGTAAGAAGCGTACTAAGATTGTTGATTGCGCTGATAATAAAACTAGGACTGAAAAAGAATATAAAACATTTGTTGAAGAATGGTACAAAAGTGGCAGGACGGAGCAAGTACCTGCGGTGACTAATAGTCGTTGGACTAATCTTGAGACTGTTTGCCAGTATGTATTTATCGAAAACAAGGTGCTGGAATACCGTGAAACCGATTACAACAATCTCAATATTATTTTTGCTGACGGTGATTCAATTGACTTATATGAAAATGGGAAGGGATCAGTTAAAGAGTTTAACCGACCATTTGTCTATAACACTAAAGGCGCTCAGCAATTAAAGAATCTTGGCCTGCAAGCTTTGGCAAACTATCTTGAATCTATATGTCAGCATAAATTCGTTGTAATGAAGGAAGCAATACCAGAGGAAGCGGAATATGTACGTGCTCTGACGGAGACACAAAAGAGCAATGTTATTGTCGTCAATAGTATGAT